ATTGGACCGATCCGAAGATGCTGGCCAAGGCCAACCCCAACCATGGGGTGTCGGTTTTTCAGGAGTACCTGGAGAGCCAACAGGCCCGGGCCATCCGCTCGGCGCGCTTCACTAACACGTTCAAGACCAAGCACCTGAACCTCTGGGTGAGTGCCAAGTCCGGCTTCTTCAATATGGAGAGCTGGCGGGACTGCGAGGACACAACCCTCACTCTGGATCAGTTCGCAGGTCAGGAATGGAATGCTGGGTTCGACTTGGCCCGGAAGCTCGACATGAACTCCAGGGCACGCCTGTTTTGGAGAATCCTCGATGGCAAAACCCACTATTACAGCGTCGGCCCAAAATTCTGGGTCCCGTATGACACGGCCTACAACACGGATAACAAGCGCATGTCGGAGCGCTTCCAGGCATGGATCAACTCCAAACACCTGGACGTCACCGACGGCGCCGAAATCGATTACCGCGAGATCCTCGAGGACACGAAGGAAGCCAACCGTCATGCGCCGCTGCGGGAGTCGCCCATCGACCCCCATGGTGCTACTGGCCTGAGCCACGACCTCGACGACGAAGGTTTCAACCCGATCACCATCACCCAGAACTACACGAACATGTCGGACGCCATGAAGGAGCTCGAAGCCGCCATCACGGCGGGCCGGTTCCATCATGACGGCAACCCGATCATGACTTGGTGTATCGGCAACGTAATCGGGAAGTTTCTGCCGGGCAACGACGATGTCGTCCGACCGATAAAGCAGGGCGACGACAACAAAATCGATGGCGCGGTAGCGCTGATTATGGCCGTAGGTAGGGTGCTGGCGAATGCTGGTGAGCCTGATACGAGCGGCTTCTACGAAAACCCAATCATGGTAGGCATTTAATGGCGCGCGAAAAGAAGCCTGGGCGGGTCAGGTCGGCCCTGCAGAGCTGGCTCGGCGTGCCCGTGGGCCTGAATGACAAGGCGTTCTGGCAGGAGTGGTTCGGGACTTCTGCGAGCGGCCAGGTGGTCACGGTGGACAAGGCCCTGCAGCTGTCTGCGGTTTGGTCCTGCGTTCGGTTGCTCTCCGAAACTGTCTCGACCCTGCCGCTCCGCCTTTACGAGCGAGGTGCCGATGGGGGCCGCACTGCGGCTACCAGCCACCCGCTGTACGACATTCTCACGAAGCGCCCAAACGCAGAGATGACGCCTGGTCGCTTCATGCTGATGGTGGTGGCCAGTATCTGCCTACGCGGTAATGCATTCGTCGAGAAGAAGCGGGTTGGTAACCGGATCGTCGCACTGAATCCACTTCTGCCCCAACTGATGACCGTCAAGCGTCTGGACACAGGCCGCCTGGAGTACAAATACACGCTGGATGGTAAGCCAAGGGTTATCCCCGAGGCGGACCTGATGCATATCCGCGGCTTCGGCCTGGATGGGGTTTGCGGAATGCTGCCGGTGTCCACTGGCAAAGAGATCATGGGTGCCGCCATTTCCGCTGAAGAAGCTGCTGCTAAGGTGTTTGCCCAGGGCATGCAGGCTTCAGGGATATTGAGTAGCGACACCGCCCTCAAGCCGGAACAGCGAGAGCAGCTTCGAGCGAGCCTTCAGGCATTCATGGGTTCAAAGAACGCTGGCAAGATCATGGTGGCCGAGGCGGGCCTCAAGTACCAAGGCATCACCATGAACCCTGAGGCCGCGCAGATGCTGGAATCCCGAGCCTACGGCATCGAAGAGGTCTGTCGCTGGTTCCGGGTGCCTCCGTTCATGGTAGGCCACATGGACAAGCAGAGCAGTTGGGCATCGAGCGTTGAAGGCCAGAACCTTCAGTTCCTCACCAACTGCCTACGGCCTTTGCTCGAGAACATCGAGCAGGAGATCGGGCGTTGCCTGCTGGACCGCGATGACCGCTATTTTGCAGAATTCGCTGTCGAGGGCCTACTGCGTGCCGACAGCCAGGGTCGGGCGAGCTACTACAACATCTGCCTGCAGAACGGCTGGATGAGTCGAAATGAGGTCCGACGGCTGGAGAACCTGCCGCCAATCCCCGGTGGCGACGTGTACACCGTGCAATCGAACCTGTTGCCCATTGAACAGCTAGGCCAGGGATCGGATAGCGGCGAGCGAGTCAGGGCTGCCTTATCCGACTGGCTTACCCCAAATGAAAAAGGCCGCTCCCCCGGCAGCTCTGGAGAATAACCCATGACAATTCGTAGCCTTCCGGCAGCGCCGGTGGGTCGCCCGTGCGCGGGCGTTTCCTTCGATCTGATGCCTCAGGCAATGGAGCGGTGGAATTCAACCATCCAGGCTGCCGATGCGGATGCCAAGAACACCATATCCATGCTCGATGCGATCGGCTTTGATCCATGGTCAGGGGAGGGCGTTACCGCCAAGCGGATCTCCGCCGCGCTGCGCAGCATGGACGGAGCGGACGTCACCGTGAACATGAATTCCCCTGGTGGCGACATGTTCGAGGGGCTTGCGATTTACAACATCCTCCGCGAGTACAAGGGGCATGTGACCGTGAAGGTGCTGGGCCTGGCCGCCTCAGCTGCTTCGATTATCGCCATGGCCGCTGATGATCTTCAGGTAGCACGCTCTGGCTTCCTGATGATTCATAACGGCTGGACGATCGCTGCCGGCAACCGCCATCAGTTCCGCGAAGTGGCTGACATGATGGAGCCGTTTGATGCAGCGATGGGCGATATCTACTCAGCGCGCACCGGCGGCGACCTCAAGGCCATGCAGGCCCTCATGGATGCTGAGACGTGGATCGGAGGTTCAGCCGCGGTTGAGCAGGGTTTCGCCGATTCGCTGCTCGAGTCTGATTCGATCAAGGAGGGCGGCAAGGCCCAGGCGGCTCTGGTGGCCGCCCGGAAACTCGATTTGCTGCTCGCCAAGCAGGGTATGCCCCGCAGTGAGCGGCGATCCCTTATTCAAGAAATCAAGTCCGGTACGCCTTGCGCTGCCGACTCCGGTACGCAAAACGCTGCCGACACCCTGGCCAGTCTGGCCGAACCAATAGCCGACATGGAACGAGCACTCGCTCGGTTCTCGGCAGCCGCGTCCAAATAGAGGAAAAGAGTCATGTCTGAACAAGCCCAACTGCTTACGAAAATGAGCGCCGAACTGGAAAAGGCTTCCAGCGAGTTCAGCGCCAAAGCCGAATCCGCCCTCGGCGAGGCCAAAAAGGCCGGTACCCTGTCCGCTGAAACCAAGGCCGCTGTCGACGAGATGGCGATTAAGTTCAACAGCCTGACCGAGGCCGAGAAGCAGCTGAAAGCCCAGCTCGGCGAACTGGAACAGGAGTTTGCGCGCATCCCCACTCAGGCTGCCGCGGGTCCCCGCGAAACACTGGGAGGTACCGTCATCAAGAGTGAGGCCCTCGCCGAGTTTGCTAAAAGCATCCAGGGTAACCGTCGTGTCAGCGTCCCGGTGAACGCTGCATTGCTGAGCACCGGCGTCGCCGAGGGCGTAGTCGAGCCTCAGCGTCTGCCAGGCATCGATGTGATGCCGAAACAGCGCCTGTTCATCCGTGATCTGATCGCACCTGGTCGCACCTCCTCGCCGGCGATCTTCTGGGTGCAGCAGACCGGCTTCACCAACGCGGCCCGCGTGGTTGCGGAAAACACCGCCAAGCCGTACAGCGACATCGCGTTCGATACCAAGATCACCCCGGTGACCACCATCGCGCACATGTTCAAGGCCTCGAAGCAGATCCTGGATGACTTCGCTCAGCTGCAGTCGACCATCGACGCCGAAATGCGCTACGGCCTGAAATACGCCGAAGAGTCGGAGATCCTGTTCGGCGACGGCACTGGTGTGCACCTGCACGGGATCGTGCCGCAGGCCGAAGCTTACTCGGCAGCCTTCGAGCCCGATGCGATGACCCAGATCGACCAGCTACGCCTGGCCATGCTCCAGTCTCAACTGGCACGCTTGCCAGCCAGCGGGCACGTGCTCCACTTCACCGACTGGGCGAAGATCGAACTGACCAAGGACACCCTGGGTCGCTACATCATCGGTAATCCGCTGAGCCTCGCCGGACCTACACTCTGGGGTCTGCCGGTTGTGGCCACGGAACTGGCGGCGTTCCTCGGCAAGTTCTTGACTGGTGCTTTCCAAACCGGCGCCCAGATCTTCGATCGCGAGGATGCCAACGTGGTGATCTCCACCGAGAACGCCGATGACTTCGAGAAGAACATGATCTCGATTCGTTGCGAGGAGCGTCTCGCGCTGGCGGTCAAGCGTCCTGAAGCCTTCATCTACGGCACCTTTGCCACTCCAACCCCTTGATATAGAGGGGCCGCCCAAGCGGCGGCTCCTCTTCGGAGGCCGACATGAAATTGAAGACCCTCAAGCCGCTGTACCTCGGCGGTAAAACTCTGGTCGAAGGCACCTCGTTTCTAACCGGGGAGCAGCACGGGCGGCAGCTGCTTCAGAAAGGTTATGCCGAGCTGGACGAAGGCAAGGATGAGGCGGTGGTGGATCTGACTGATTCGGAAACTGAACCAACACCTATGACCTCCACCAGCGTGGCCGATCCAAAGCCTGCCCCAAAGGCAAAGGCCACCGATAATAAAAAGGGCTGACTGAGCATGAGCGTGATCGACATTGAACTGGCGATGAAGCATTTGCTGGCGGAGTCGGAAGACCAGGTGCTTGTCCAGGCTCAGCTCGATGCTGCCGAAGAGGCCGCACAGCAGTTCCTGCAGCGCCGGTTTTTTGTTGATCAGGCCGCTATGGATGCCGCCAAATCCCAAACAATCCAACGCACCCGTGCGGCACGCGATGTTTACGCCGCGGCCAACGCGGTAGCTGATTTACCTGAGAACCACGAATTCCGCTGTCGACTGCGCGAGCGGGCAAGACAGTCGCTCGCTGACAGTTTTGAATCCATCGACATGGACGAGTACGGGATTGTAATCAACGCGGCAATCACAGCAGCGTGTCTGCTGAAACTGGGCCACCTGTTTGCGAATCGTGAAGAGGTGGTGACCGGGACCATCGCGACTGAACTGCCTCTGGCTTCCAAATCACTGCTGATGCCATACCGCATCCGGATGGGTGTCTGATGCAAGCCGGCAAGTTGCGGCACCGTGTTGATTTCCAGGCGTTGGGCGAGGCTCAGGACTCTGAAAGCGGCGAGATGGTCCCCGGGTGGTCAACGGTCTGGGCAAAAGTGCCCGCGTCCGTGGAGCCGCTGAGCGCTCGCGATATGATCGCCGCGCAGGCGGCCCAATCGGAGGCTACGGCTAGGGTCGTTATTCGGTACCGCGTCGGTGTGCTGCCGACCATGCGCATCATCCACCGCAGCGAGGTGTACGACATCAAGGGCCCGGCTTTGCCAGATCCTGTGTCGGGCTTGGAATACCTCACTATCGTGATAGCGAAGGGGGTGAAAGATGGCTGACAACATCGAGTTCAGCCTTATCGGCATTGATTCCCTGAGCGATAAACTCCGGACAATCACTTACGACATGAAGCGGAAGGGCGGTCGGACGGCGCTGCGCAAGGCTGCGCAACTGGTGGCTGAAAAGGCCCGAGAAGGCGCGAGCCGGATTGACGACCCGGGCACGGGACGATCGATTGCCGACAACATCGCGATCCGCTGGAACGGCAGACTTTTCAAAGCAAATGGCGACTTGGGTTTCCGAGTCGGCGTGCTGCACGGTGCGCAGTTGAAGAATGGTGGTGAAACTGCAGCGAATTCGCCAACACCCCATTGGCGCCTTTTTGAGTTCGGTACTGAAAAGATGCGCGCCCAGCCTTTCATGCGACAGGCCTTGGCCGATCATATCGGCGAGGCCACAAGCGCTTTTCTCACCGAGTACGAAAAAGCGATTGATAGAGCGATCAAACGCGCTGCGAAGGGGAAGACCTGATGTACGCACCAATCTTCGCTATCTGCGCCGCTGATGCCGATGTCAAGGCGCTACTCGGCTCCGCTCCGACCAGGCTTTACCCCTTCGGCGAGGCTTCTGAGGGCGTGACCAAGCCCTATGTAGTATGGCAGTTGGTAACCGGCAGTCCCGAAAACTACCTGGCCGGTCGCCCAGATATGGACGGATACACCCTGCAGGTGGACGTGTACGCCACAACTGCCGCGTCAGCCCGAGCTGTCACCACGGCGATCAGCACTGCCATTGAGTTGAAGGCCTACGTCACCCGCTGGGGCGGGGAAACCAAGGACACCGAAACAAAGCTGTACCGGTCGAGCTTCGACATCGACTGGCTTGTGCCCAGATAGCTCAATCACCACCTCCGGCCCGCCATGTGCGGGTTTTTTTATGACCGACATTTGGAGAAAGCCATGTCGATGCTCACCCAAGGCACCCAGATTTATGCTCTGGTGCCGACTGCCGCAAACCCTGCTGTTTTTGAAATTCTCGAAGTCGAGTGCGCTACTGCGTTCAATCCGGGTGGCAACCCTGCGGATCAGATCGAAGTGACATGTCTGAGCGACAAGGTCCGCCGCTATCTGCGAGGCCTTCGTACCCCGGGCCAGGCCTCGCTAACCCTTAACGCTGATTCGCGCAACGCTTCGCACGTCCGCCTGCATGCGCTCTCTGAAGACGATTCCATCGAGAACCTTTCTTGGGCGGTTGGCTGGTCCGATGGGATCGGCATTGCACCTACGGTAAACACGGAAGGTGATGATTTCGAACTGCCCGCGACGCGTACCTGGTTCATCTTTGAGGGCTACGTTTCGGATTTTCCGTTCGACTTCGCTGCCAATGCCGTTGTGACCACTGCGGCAACTATCCAACGATCGGGCGGTTCCGCCTGGATCCGCAAAACAACATAAGGGGTTGGGCATGAAGCTGAGCATTGAAAACCTCAAGCAGGCCGGGGCCTTCACCGGTCGCCCGGTGAAAAAAGCGATCACCTGGAAACAAGGGGAAACCGAATTCACCGCTACCGTCTTTGTTCGCCCTCTGGGGTATCAAGCCGCTGTCAGTGATGTGCTTGCGATCAACGGCAAGCAGGACAGCGTGGCAGGGCGCATTGCGGCGAGTATCTGCGATGAGGATGGTGCCCCAGTGTTCACTGTGGCAGACATCGTTCACGGCCCGATTGACCCTGCTGAGCGCGCTAAAGATCCAGAGAGCACCAAGCGCTTGGGCGCACTCGACGGCGGGCTCACCGTTTCGCTGCTCGCCGTTATTCATGAGGTGAACAACCTGGGAAAGACGACGAGCTCACCGACCTCGAAGAGTTCTGGCACGAGCTCGTCCTCTGTGGGATCGGCGGCAAAACGATTGCGGAAGCCAAGGAAAATCTGAGCCTGCGCGAGTTTCGTTCATGGGCGAAGTTCAGGGAGCGACGTGGCTCGCTGCATGTTGGCATGCGGGTCGAGCGGGGATTCGCTCTCTTGGCTTCGATCTTGGCGAACAAAGACCGCGATCAGAAAAAGCGCCCAGAGCCTTTCAGCATCTATGACTTCATGCCCCACGATTCTCAGAAGCCGATCTCGCTTGAGCAGGCAATGCAGTCTTGGGCGTAGTGATTCAATCCCCGCATTCGCGGGAATCTCCGGAGCCATGCAATGGCATCACGATCTCTCGGCACCCTGACTCTTGACCTGATTGCCAAGGTAGGTGGTTTTGTATCGGGCATGAGCCAGGCCGAACGCAGTTCGGAAAAATGGCGGAAGACCGTCGAAAAAAATGCCCAGGCAGCCGGCATCGCAATTGGTGCTGGTATTGCCGCGGGCACCGTGGCTTTGACAGCGCTCGCTGTTTCTACGGTCCAGGCGGCGACCGAAATCTCTCGATTTTCCGCTCTCGCCGGTACCGGGACCACCGAATTCCAGAAGTACGCTGTGGGCGCCAAAACCGTTGGCATCGAGCAGGATAAGCTCGCGGATATCTTCAAGGATGTGAACGACAAGGTCGGCGACTTCCTGCTTAATGGTGGTGGCGAGTTACAGGACTTCTTCAAGACGATAGCGCCACAAGTGGGCGTGACCGCTGAGCAGTTCCGCAATCTATCCGGCCCCCAGGCATTGCAACTGTTCACGACCAGCCTGCAAAAAGCTGGGCTCAGCCAAGCCGAAATGACGCAACAGATGGAGGCGTTGGCAAACGACGCGACATTGCTGCTGCCATTGCTGCGAGACAATGGGGAAGCCTTCAAAGTCTTGGGTGATACCGCGCAGCAGGCTGGCGCGATCATGGATGAGAAAACCATCAAGGCTACCCAGGGTCTGGCTGCCGCCGGATGGCTCGCCGAGCAATCTCTCGCGGGCATCAAGAATCAAGTCGCTGCATCGCTGATGCCGACGCTGAGCGACTATGCAGACATTCTTTTTGACCTGAGCCAGGACACTGCATCTGTTTCATTGCTTTCGGATGGGCTCAACACCGTTCTCAAGCTTGCGGCGAAAACTGCTGTCGGCATTGCCTACACCTTTGAGTTGGTCGGCAAGTCGATTGCGGGAGTGGTTGCCATCGTGACCACCGCGTTTGATGGCGTGGATCTCTCCAATCCAATCGATGCGATCCAAAAAATCGGCGAAAACTCTTCGCGTACCGCATCAATCGTTGGTGAAGATCTGGATGATCTGGACAAACGATACAACGCCCTTTGGGCGCGAATCGATGACGCCGGTTCGAATGGGCAGGCCAGCGGCCGGCTGAAGGAAATTTCGGAAGCGCTGAATAAGGCCAGCGAACCGATCAAGCCGGGTACATTCAAAGCACCTACGACAGAGATGCAGGCCGCCGCCAAAGCTGCCGAGGCAGCGCAAAAGAAAATCCAAGGTGCATTTGACTCCTCGGAGGAAGGCTACGAGCGGCAAATCGCGCTCATCAACACCGAGGTGGATAAACGGAAGAATGCTTCGGAGGTCGCGAAGCTTCAGTTCGAAATTGAATCCGGCAAGCTGATCGGCATCAATACGCTGCAGCAGGAGCGATTGAAAGGTCTGGCAGAAGAGCTGGATCGTCTGCAAAAACTCAAGCTTGCGAACGAAGATGCAGCCAAGTCGGCGGCATACGCGTCGACGTTGAAATCTGCAAACGAAACAGCGAGTTCGGGCTTTGGCAGGGAACTGGCCGGCGCCGGCCTGGGGGATAAAGCTCGCGATCGTCTGCAGCAGGATCTGCAGGTTCAGCAAGACTTCAATCAGCAGATGGCTGAATTGCAGCAGCAGTACAACAGCGGAGATATCAGCAAAGAGCTTTACGACACCGAAACCCAGATGCTCAGCGAGGCCCTGGCTGAGCGAATGGTTATCCTGCAGGACTATTACAACCAGCAGGACACTGCGCAGCAAAACTGGCTGGATGGCGTCAGCTCGGCCTGGGAGAACTACAGGGATACGGCCACCGACTACCAGCAACAGGCTGCCGATTTCACTTCGAGCGTGCTGGAGGATAGCACCAGCGCAGTTTCAGAAAATATCCAGGCGATGCTCACCGAGCACAAGAGCTTTGGCGATTCGGTAGTGGACGTTGCTTCTTCCATGGCTAATGCGCTCATTGATGCCTTGGCCAGGATGGCTGCGCAGTGGCTTGTGTATCAAGGCGTTCAACTTGCAATGGGCTCGACCGCAGCCTCCGCATCAGTCGCAGAGGCCGCTATCACAGGGCCTGCTATCGCGGCGGCATACGCACCGGCTGCGGCGATGGCTTCCCTGGCATCTTTCGGTGCCAACTCAGCCCCGGCAATCGCAGCGATCACGACAACCAATGCCACCGCCTCATCGATGGCTCTGCTGGGCATGGCCCACGACGGTATCGACTCGGTGCCAGAGACCGGCACTTGGCTTCTGCAAAAGGGTGAGCGGGTGACCACCGCAGAAACCAGCGCAAAACTTGATCGGACACTCAGTCAGATCAATGGCAGCAACATGTCGAGCAAAACGGAAATAAACCTTCACGAAGACGCCAGCCGCGCTGGCCAGGTCCAAACCAGCAATGGTCCGGATGGGAGGCAGATCACTGACATGTGGGTATCCAACATCCGCGCCCAGGGCCAAATGGCCAAAACCCTTGAACAAACCTATGGACTGAAGAGAGTGGGGCGATGACGGCACTTGAAACGCTATACGCCTCTGGCGGCAAGGCCGTGATTATCCCGACGCTTGAGCTGTTCTGCGTGCCCTGGGCGGCGCCGATCTACATCTGTCAGGGATTTGAGGACGTCACGGCCACGACTGAGGCCGGCGTAACTGCAAAGTTCACCGCCTCAGGGTTCGCCGCGGCACTGCCAAAGCGGGACAACAGCGGTAACCAGACGCTGACCTTTGCCATCGACAACGTGACGGGGGATGCTCAGAAGCTGATTGACCAGGCGCTTGAGGCCCGGGCGAGTATCGGGCTGGTTTTCCGGATATTCATCTCGACCGATCTGACTGCGCCGGCTGAGCGCCCCTACCGAATGAAGGTTCTCAGCGGGTTCATGCAAGGTCCGAGCGTCCAGCTCAACGCTGGCTACTTCGACCTGATCAACCTCGGCTGGCCTCGCCGCAAGTACACCTTGGCTTTCGCGCCGTGTCTTCGGTACATCTGAGTTTTCAATGTGGCAATTTGGTATATTCCCGCCCCAATTAAACGGAGGGAACCATGAAAAAAGCAATATTGGCTGTACTGTTGGGTGCTGTTGTCGCTTCCGGGTGCACTGTGCGGGTCGCTGACATGACTGTAGCGAGCACCAAAAACTACAACCTCAACTCTTCGAAATTCATAAAGGGTGAGCGAGTCGTCGGCGAGGACAATTATCCAGTGGTTCTCTTTCCGCTCGGATTCCCGAACATCAAAGCTGCTATGGATGACGCCATCCAGAAAGACCGGTGTGCGGTTGGTTTGACCGACGTGGTGATGAGCTCGGTCAACCATTCGTTCCTATTCGGAATGATCGGATACCGGGTTGAGGGCGATCTAATTATTGATGCCAGCATGCCAGGATGCAGCGCCCGAGCTTGAGTTAACAAGTTCCAGAAACCCAGCCTAGTGCTGGGTTTTTTTTACCTGCACGCAAGCGGGTACCTCCCGGTTTAAAGAAGGCCTGTTTCTCAGGCTTAAGTGTCTGGTGAAACCATGTTCGAAAAATACTTGTGCGCTTCCTACGAGGACGGCGGGCGCGGCCCTGCGCGGTTGGATTGCTGGGGCCTGGCT